GATCCACAAGATCCACAAGATCCTACTATGTCCATGTCTGCTACAATAATAGCTCCAGTTGAGGCTAAAATATATGACGTTGACTCTAACCTAATGTTCTCTGCTCTACAAAAAATAGAGCGTGCACGTTTAAATGGTAAAAACTTTATTATTGTTAATCAAAATTTCGAAACCCAAACTTTAGGCTTGCAAGAGGTATCTATCTTAGGAAACCCTATTGGAGAAATTTTAAATATTGACATTAATACCCTAAATATCTTAAACTTGACTAAGGTAGATACATCAGATTATGTTGTATTAAAGATGGTTGAAAAGCGTTCCGACGAAGAAATCGGGGAACTTTTCGCAAATCTTGTCAAAGTTGATATTAAGGATTTAAAAACAGCTTTAACACAAGACCAATCACTATCCAATATTGCGAAAAAACAACTATCATATACTATTGATCTAATGGAAAAGCCAATTAAAAATTGGAATCCAGACGACTATATAGTAGCTAATAAAATCGTAGATTATATACTATCCCGTAGTCATCTAGAAGCAGAAGATGCAAAAACACTACTAATGCTTCATGGACACGTAGAGGAGAATTTCGAAATGACACAAGAAACTGTAACTCAAGTTGCAGACGAAGAAGTAACTCAGGTTGCTTCCGTGCCTGGAGCGCAAGCTTCCTCCGTTTCTGTTGCTGAGCCAGCTGTAATGGGCTTAGTCGGAAAAACCGGTGAAGCATTAATGGCTGTAGAAGCAGCACGTGAGGACATGGTCCCAGCTAGTCAGTTAAAAGCATTAGAAGAGCGTTTTGAGAGATTTATGTCTCAATACACTGCTAACGCAGATAAAATTGCAGCTGCTAATAACGCAAAAATTGCTTATGATGCACAATCCGCTGTAAAACTAAATCCTAAGGATCTAATGACCGCTAAGGCAGTAATCCTAGGTTCCGTAAAGAACCCATCAGCTCAGGGTCTATCCCTAGAGTCAGTTGGTTCTACAAAATTCGGTAGAAACCTATTAGTTAGCCAAAAGGCTACAATTACCTCTGTAGATGCTCTAATCACAGACTTCAGTGCTGAACTTTATGAGCAAATGCAGATCGAGCTAAAAGTTGCAAATATGCTACCAAGCATGGACGTAACTGCTCAAAACTTTAAGCTTCCAGTAGCTGATGAGGATACCAATGGTGATATTGCTCAGTTCGCTAACGGAACTTACAACGTCGGAGAAACTGATTCAACTCGTGTTCCAACCACACGTCAGAACTCAATCTCTGCTGTTAACTTAACACCTCACAAGTTTATGGGTACAACCCATTTAGCTAAGGATGAGCAAGAGGATGTTCTAATTCCTCTACTTGATTTCCAAGTACGCAGTTTAACTCGTCGTATGGCACGTGCTGTTGATAAGTCTCTTCTACGTGGTGACGGTTCTCTAAGCGGTTTCACTGCTTCCCCAACCAACACTATCGTCGCAGGTACTGGTTACGCATCTGTAATTACTGGTCTATGCCCACTAGCATATAACGGTGGTTCAGCTCTACGTATTGCATCCGGTGGTGCTTCAACTAAGGCAACCCCAACAACCATTGCTAGCGCACGTTCTGCATTAGGACGTTACGGACTAGATGTTGGTTCTAAGAACATTGTTTACATGACTTCTATCGAAGGTTACAATGATCTAGTTACCACTTCAGACTTCCGTACAATGGACAAGTTTGGTGATCAGGCAACTTACATCACTGGTCAGGTCGGTTCTATCTACGGTATCCCTGTAGTTATCTCCGAGTTCCTAGACGTAGTTGGTGTTTCTGGTAACCACATCGGTCTACTAGTATACTTACCAGGTTTCATGGTCGGACGCCGTCGTGCATTCGAAATTGAATCCTATTACGATCCACGTCGTCAGTTAACTGCAATCTATCTAAGCACTCGCTTCGATATGAAGGCGCTAACCACAAACGCATCCGCCGCTCTTGATACTACCAAGTACAATATGGCAGCAGTTGTAACAGCTAGCTAATACTTAAATTAAGGTGGGAAAGTTACTTTCGTAACTTTCCCACTTTTTAGGAGATAAAATACAAATGCCGCAACAAAAATTCCTTCTAGGCGTAAGTGCCGAGCTAACAGGAACAGCTGCTTACAGAAACTTTTCAAATATTGAAACCCATGCATTAACTGCGGGAACTACCGTAAGATTTTTCCCAGGTACCTACGAATTAGGTAGCGCAACTTGGGATGGTATTAATATTGAAGGTTATGGAGCAAAAGAGGCTGTAGTTATTGCAAACGCAAACGTAACTATGGCTAATACTGTTACTGTTAGAAATATCACTTTTAGTGGTAACTCTGCTACAGCAGCTAGCACAAGCGCATCTTTATTCATTACTAATGCTACAAATGCCGCAGCCGCAGTAACCTTCGACGGTGTAAATTTCACTAATGGTGATTTTGGCGTCGATAACCAAGGGTTAGCAAAACTAACTTTCAACCGTTGTGATTTTACTAGCGTAGATAGAGCTATTAAGAGTAACTCTGTAGTTTCAGCAAACGTCAGTTTCTGTTTCTTGAATAACTCTTCTAATGCCTACTTCACTGGTGCTAACGCTGCATTGAAGGCAGTTCAAGTAAGAGCTTCTTACTCTGGTGGTTCTAACACAGGAAATACTGTAAAGACTGTAACCGCAAACGTAGCTTAATTAGCTTACTGAAACATAAACACAATGTAAAGTTAGAATCGGTAGCCCTGATTCTAACTTTATTTGTTTGGGGACTTTAGATGACTTCACTAGTAACACTTACAGAAGTAAAAAGCTATTTAGATATTAATAGTAATACCTATGACGCAAAACTATCTAACGTGATAGTTTACGCTAGCGGGTTAATTGAATCTTATTGCAGTCGTTCTTTCACATCTGCCAATGTCAGCTATGAATACCAAGATGGTGGCAAACCTTATGTATTTGTAAATAATCCGCCAATTAATAATATTTGGTCAATAGCAGAATACGACGGTACTCAATACGTACCTCTGGTAGACCCTCCAGTAGATGGTGGTTTGCCTAACGTAGCTGCAAATGCAAACTCAGTAGTTGGTTATACATATGATTCTCTTTCTGGTAAAGTATGGAAAGGTTTTAATTCTCAATTTAGTAGTAGCATCAATAGCACTGATGCTTTTAAGGCTTATAGTCGAGGTATAAGAATCTCCTATAATGGCGGCTATTCTACTATTCCAAATGATTTAAAATTATGCTGCTTAGCTATTATAAAAGATCTTCATAAAGGTATGGATGCTCAAATTACTCGATTTGATAGAGAACAAATTCAGCAAATGCCTTATAGCGCTGGTTTTCCACCTCATATTAGAAGAGTTTTGGACCTATATAGACTAGTAGTTTAATGATAGTCGGTATAAAAATCCAAATAGAGAATTTAGCAGTATTAGGAAACTATGGTAATCTGCTAGAAGCTTTTGCCGCAAAAAATAGTTCTTTACAAACTAAAGCCACAACAAAAGTAGAAGAAGCCTTAGAAACTACACTTTTTAGGGGCATTAGAGTACAGAGCAGTGCAGGACAGGGAAATCCTGACTTCCAAGTAACTGATGATGGCTTAAATTCATTATTAAAAAACGTCGCAAAAACAGGCGATGAAATGAGTAATTTTAACTCATTTATTAGTGATCTATATGAATCACGTGGTGGTACCATGGTCGAAGCTAAGATCATGAGAACTAATACAGATAAAAACATCAAATTAGGTATTTTTACTCCTAGTTTAAATAATGATGCTTTTAAGTATATGGATTTCACATCTGGAGACATTATTGATACTACTAAATTTAGTGTTACAAATGCTCTTAGACAAAGTATGAAAGAAGAAGGAGCCTCTGATCCTCAATTAAAGAAGAATCTACCTGAAAATATAAAACCAGCAGATATTAGTTCTTTCCTTAAAAAAGCTTCACCTCAGTTTCAAATGCTAATAAAAGAGGATGAGAATGTCGCTAAACTAAGCAAAATATTAGCAAAAGGTGGAAAAGAAAAACAATCTTCCGACGAAATTTCCGCTTTAGTTAAGAAAATAAACGAAACTTGGGGGGCAAAAACATTAGAAGCTGAGTTAACTAGAATTTCTAAGACTGGTAAATTATTTGACTACGTTAAAGGAAATCCAGCTTTAGACTCTCAATTTTATAATAAGTCTAGATATTTAAGCATAATCAGACATGATGGTGCTAAAGCTAATGCATTATTACTTTATTTTCCCTACTCTTACTTCACTAGCCAGTTCTTTGGTGCGAAATATGAAGAAGGAGTTATAAAAGTATTTATTAAGAGTGATGTAGAAAAAATGTTTCTAGAATCCCTTAAAGACCAGACTGCAAGTCTTTATTTAAGGGATAGTCTAGAAGAATATGATGCTGCTGTAAAAAAATTAGCAGCATCCGGTACTTTTAAAACTATAGTAAATAATACTTTTAATACAGAAATAAAATATTTAGTTCCTACTGGTGGAAGTATTCCTATGTCTAGTGGTAAGTTACCTAGATATAAAGCTAATTTTTTCAAGGTTAATAGGCAATATAGTCGCCAACCTAAATATGAAACAGGTAACGAAAACATTACTAAATACGATGAAAAAATGTTTGGTACTTTCCTTTCTAGTGAGTTTTTGAGCTTGTTAGTAAGACAAAAAGTAATAAAAACAATGCCTCATGGACCTATCGGGGGCAGACCTTTAAGTGATGAAATGTTAACTTATCGTACTGGTAGATTTGCAAATAGTATTCAATTACTTGTAGATTATAAAAATAGAATGGTTAAGTACTATTATAATCCTATTTATTATATTCACGAAGCAACTTCCAGAAGACCTTCTGAATTAATCAAGAATAGTATTAATGACGTAATGAGAGAAAGATTTTCTACTGCGTTTAACATATCTGAAATCAGGGGATAAAAAATGGCTGTTCACTCAAAAAGAAGAACATTTGTTAACTTAATTATAAATAATCTAAAAGAAATAGATGGAGATGTGTCCCCTTTTGATAGTTCCTATACCTTTGGTACTAATGTATTTACTAATGTGTTCAGAGGTGCTGGTAATTTCGAGAATATAAACGATTACCCTACTATCAAAGTTATTTCAGGACCTGAAAGATATACTTATAATACTGTCGGCAATACAGAATCTACGTTAGTTATTCTACTTCGTTGTTATCTACATAATGGAGATAGATCAGAATTAAAAGCCGCAGTAGATAATTTAATACAGGACATTGATCACGTAGTGTATAAAATGCCTACCACAGATGAATGTTTGCAACAAATTACTATTATGGAAGTCGATAGCGATCAAGGATTACTAGGCGATTACGCTATTGTAGAGATCAAATTAATGTTAGCCTATGAATTGAGTAACATATAATGAGTACTAAAAATACTATTTTACAATCTCTAATAACCCATATGAAACTAATAAATGGAGCAGAGCATGTAGTACCGGGCTGCCCATTTAGTCCTTATACTTATAAAAATAATGTGTTCGATAATGTCACGGACCAATTTAAATTTTTGGAAAATATAAATGATTTTCCTACCGTAACTTTTTTCCAAACCTCACCCGAACAAAGATTTGAACGTGGAGGCGGCGAAGTATATGCTACGGTAACTTACGTTGTTAGATGTTATTTCTTAACCTCTGAAAACGATGAGCAAGCAGATGATTTTATAGAAGATTTACAATATTCTATAAACTCATTTAAATATACTCAAACTAATGGTGACTTAGTAGATTTAAGAATACAAGCTGTTAGTTCAGACGAGAAAATGCTAGAACCTTACGGTATTGCCGAAGTTTCTATAGCCTTAGTTTACCGTTTGACTATTTAGAATTTTTAAAATTTGCTATTAACCATATATTATGCTATAGTGAAGATACCTAATACTATCTTGATACTATATGTATTCTAGGAGCCTAATTAAATGCCAGTACAATTACAACTACAAAGAGACTCTGAAGTCTTCTTTTCCACCAAGAATCTTGCTGGTGGAGACGCGTTTTCTTCATTAACTCCTGCTAACACCTGGAAAATCGAAGTCCTAGCTGGCTTTGCGACTTCTCAGGCAGCAGGTACACAAGATATTTCTTCTAGTGAAAGTGGTCTAAACCCAGATCGTTCATCTAGACGTTTCAACATTAATGTCCAGCCTGTAAACTGGAACTTCCAAACTTATCTTCGTCCAACAGGAGCGGAGACTAGTGGTCAAAATGCTGCAACTTCTGCACAATCTAGCAACGTTAAGCCAGTAGCTGACTGGATGTTATGGCAAGCAATCGCTTCCAACACCGCCCCAGCAAATGGTGGATCTGAGCAAAGCGCTTGGCAGAATGGTGGTGTATTTGATACTCAACAGTCATCTGGTGCCGCAAACGTAGCTGCAACAACTTTCAACTATGCAAGTGCACAAGAAAATCATCTTTATGTTAAGATGGATAACGTCATTTATCAGGTTGCTAATGCCGCAATCGAAAGCGCAGAAGTATCTGGAGCAATTGACGGTATTGCTATGACTACTTGGACCGGTCTAGGAACCAACCTTATCGAATTAACTGGAGCAACTCGTAACGCAGCTGTATCCGTATTCGGTGGTATTCTAAACTCCGGTACCGCTGTAACAGCGAACTCAAATGCTTATGCACTAACCGCTGTAGCTTCTTATCACCCATGGGCACAGATGAACGTAGCAGGTTCAATAACTTCTGCTAGCTTCATTAAGAACCGTCTGGGTACTGTTGTGATGGCTCATCAAACTGAAGCAGGTGTAACTTCTACTTATACATTCCCAATCACTAACATGAGTGTATCTGTAAAGAATAACATTACTTATCTAACTCCAGAAGAACTATCCAAGCTAAATCAGCCTATCGGACAGTACGCTGGAGCAAGAGAAATCACAGGTTCTGTAAGTGCTTACTTAAGAGCAGATACTAATGGTTCTGCACAGTTCTTACGTAACATTCTAGCAGATACCCGTCCAAACTTCTCACAGTATGCAAATGCAAACATCAGAATTGGTGGTAACTCCTCTCCTTATGTAGCTTTCTATATGCCTGCTGTACAGTTCCAAATCCCAACTCATAACATTACTGATATCATCAGTGTTGATATGCAGTTCAAAGCACAAGAATCTCTAGCAAGAGAGGGAACTGGTGGAGAACTGGTAATATTCGCTAAGAAATAATATTATCTGAGGGGATAAAATTATATTTCTAAAACAACTTGGCTCTTCACCGCGAAGATGGTTCACTTCCCCTCGTGATCCGGATTCGAAAAAA